ACCTTTATGGTACAGCAGTTTTCTGTGATGAATGCAGTAAAAAGGTCAAGAGTGGAGGACGGTACTATGAGCATAAATAAATTCAATCCTGAAGGATACTATGACCCTACTCCATATGAAGCACTAAGTAACGTCACTCGAGAGGAAAAGGCAGCGTCAAAACCTGCCTTCAAGCCTCTTGTCTATATTTGTTCTCCTTTTAGTGGGGACATCGAAGGAAATGTTAAACGAGCGCAGGACTTCTGCCGGTTTGCACTAGAGAAAGGGAACATTCCACTGGCTCCGCATCTTATGTTTCCACAGTTTATGGATGATAACAATGAAAAAGAACGCGACCTGGCAATTTTCATGGACATCATCCTCATGGGCAAATGCCAGGAAGTGTGGGTACTCGGTGATGTTATTTCAAAAGGTATGAGCATTGAAATTGAAAAGGCTAAGAAGCGTAGACAACCGATCAGATACTTCAACAAAGATTTTGAGGAGGTGGACTCTTTATGAAAAAAATTAAAGCGATAGAGACCGAATATAAAGGTTACCTCTTCAGGTCTAGGCTTGAGGCTCGTTGGGCAGTGTTCTTCGATTTCTGTGGTGTTGATTACGAGTATGAACCCGAAGGCTATGATCTTGGAAATGGCCAAGCTTATCTTCCTGATTTCATTCTTCATGGGGTAGATGGTAGAGCTAGGGGAGATATTTATGTTGAGGTTAAGGGTCAGATGACTGACGCTGATGCTGAGAAAATCAACCGTTTTTACGAACTGGGAAAAGATGATCCTGATCTTTACGGAAAGTCCAAGACAGCAATCCTCGTGGTTGGAAATATTCCCAGTGGTGCAGATATTAATGAAATCTTATGGTGCATTGAAAATGAAGCGTATGATGATAACGGCAATTGGCCTAACAAATATAACTTTGAAACTATTGATGGGGATTACTTTGCTGCATTTCCTGGGATAAACCACAAAGGCAAGTTTGAGTTGTTTGGCGATGATAGCAACTATCTTTGCGATATGGATTCTAGAGCAACTGAAAAAGCCTACCGTGCTGCTAGACAGGCAAGGTTTGAACATGGGGTGAAAGGAGGTTATTAAGTTGAGAAAACTAGCCATTGCCTACGGGAACAGCCGACAGGCAAAGAAGTGGGTCAACAAACAAATCACATTTGATGAGTTAAAAGATAGATTGAAGACTCCAATCCGGACGACGGAATCAGTAGAAGAATATGCTAAATTCAGCAAAGCTCAAAAGGATGATGCAAAAGATCATGGTGGCTTTGTTGCAGGAGTACTAAAAGGCGGTCGCAGGAAAATCGATACCGTGGAGCTTCGCTCAATGATTGCCTTAGATGGTGACAGAATTGATAAAGAGTTTCTGGAAAACTATGAATCGAATGCCCAGTTTACCTCAGTTCTTTACTCAACCCATAGCAGCACTGATGAGAATCCGAGGGTGCGCATTATCTTGCCTCTTACAAGAGATGTGACCTCGGAGGAATTTGTAGCAGTTTCAAGATATCTCGCACAGATGCTCGGTATGGATTATTTCGATGAATGCTCTTATCTACCAAACCAGCTGATGTACTGGCCAAGCACTCCATCCAATGGAAATTTCATCTATAAGGAAGTGGATAAGGACTGGCTTAATCCAGATGATATTTTAACAGCTCATCCTGAATGGACAGATCCCACAAGACTTCCAACTTCATCGAGGGAGAGCAAGGCAAATACAGTTTCGCATGAGAAGGTACAGGACCCTCTTGAAAAGGAGGGTGTTGTAGGGCTTTTCAATAGAGTCTACTTTCCTGTAACAAAAGCAATCGATGCGTTTTTATCAGATGTATATGAGCCTACAGGAAATGAGGAGCGTTACCACTTCATAGAATCAAGCAGTATGGCAGGTGTTGAAATTAAGGAAGGTGGAAAGTTTGTATACAGCCATCATGCCAAGGACCCGGCATACCTTAAATTATGTAATGCCTTTGATATCGTCCGTATCCACAAGTTTGGTGCTGACGATGCGAAAAAATCCTTTAAAAGTATGTGCGATTTTGCCATGAAGATTGATGAGGTGAAAGTCTTTGCGACCAATGAAAAACTAGCAGAAGCTGAAGTGGATTTTACAGATCTTGGCGACAACTGGAAAGAAAGACTGAAGTATCAGCCTCGAAGTCAAGTGCTTGAAAACAGCGTATACAATTTAAACCTTATCCTGAATCAAGATCCCGATTTTAAGAATTTTGCATTTAACGAGCTGTCCAACCGTATCCAGGTCACTGGACCACTTCCATGGGAAAGACCGGAAGGTAACGTGTTTTGGAGAGATGCCGACACAGCCCAGCTTAAGTCCATTATGGATATTCGCTACCTTCCGTTCTCAAGCAGAAACCACGATGTTGCATTTACTAAGGTTGCTGATGATAGGAGATTCCATCCTATAAGGGATTACCTTGATTCCCTTCCTGCGTGGGACGGAGTAAAACGTGTGGAAGATGTTTTTATCAAATATCTCCAGGCAGATGATACTGAGTATATTCGCACAGTGACTAGAAAGACCTTTGTAGCGGCTGTTGCGAGGATATATGTTCCTGGAATTAAGTTTGACTGCGTTCCTGTGCTTGATGGTGATCAGGGTATTGGTAAAAGCACAATTTTGAAAGACCTGGTAACAGCAGACTTCTATTCTGAAACTCTATCCCTTACCGATATGGACGACAAGTCAGGAGCTGAAAAACTTCAGGGATTTTGGGTGGTTGAAATCGGGGAGCTTGCTGGAATGAAGAAAGCCGACATTGAAAAAGTTAAAGCTTTCCTCTCCACCTCAGATGATAAATACAGACCATCCTATGGAAGAGTTGTGGAAAGCCATCCTAGACAATGCATCGTCATTGCAACAGTAAATGGAGAGCGTGGATACTTACGTGACATCACAGGAAACCGCCGCTTCTGGATCATCAAAGTGCATCAGAAAAAGCAGAAGAAGACCTGGAATTTCACTGAAGAATACAGGCAGCAGTTCTGGGCTGAAGCAAAAGAAATATGGAACTCTGGCGAAAAACTGTATCTCGAGGGTGATGTTTTAGAAGAAGCCGAAAAGGCCCAGAAGGGTGCCATGGAGGCCGATGAGCGTGTTGGCATGGTGGAAGAGTACCTGAATACCTTACTTCCTGATGATTGGGACAGTATGGATTTATTTGCCCGTAGAAATTACCTAAGCGGTAGCGAATTTGGTGGGGCCAAGCATACAGGTACTATTACACGAACTTCAGTAAGCAATGCAGAAATTTGGTGTGAGTGCTTCAATCGTAATCTCCCAGAATTGAAAACCACTGATAGTTATCAGATCGCAGCACTTATGGCTCAGATTCCGGGGTGGGAACGAACCAGCAATATTAAGCGTTTGCCGATTTATGGAAGGCAGCGACTTTATCAATATGGCGAATAGGTGACACAACACAACACAAGATTTTCCCTTATATTAAAAATGCGTTTTCTTAAAAGTAGATAGTGAATACCTGTGCATGTACACGCGCGTTAGTAAATATAGGGAAACGCTTGTGATTTTGTGTTCTTGTGTCAGACGGGAGGTAAACAAGTGACTGAAAAATATATAGAGCAAAAGCTGGTAAGAGCAGTGAAAGAGAGGGGAGGCATCGCACCAAAGTTTGTAAGTCCGGGGTTAGATGGTGTTCCAGACCGCATTGTACTTTTACCTATGGGAAGAATCGCCTTTGTTGAATTAAAGGCACCAGGCAATAAGATGCGTCCACTGCAAGTAAGGCGAAAAGGACAACTGGAAGCGTTAGGGTTTTTAGTTTACTGCATTGATGGTTTAGAGCAGATTGAAGAAGTACTAAAAGAGATGGGAGGTGATGCCAAGTGAAGTTCATACCACATGAATATCAGCAGTATGCGATTGATTTTATAACCAGCAAGCCAATAGCTGCAATATTTCTTGATATGGGCTTAGGTTAGGAAAAACATCTATTACCCTTACAGCATTGTTTGACCTATGCCTTGATCGATTCGAAATCAGAAAAGTTTTGATTATAGCACCACTAAGAGTAGCATCCCAAACATGGCCAGCAGAAATAAATAAGTGGGATCACCTTAAAGGCTTAGCTTACTCAGTGGCAGTTGGAACTGAAAAAGAGAGAAAAGATGCCCTCAAGAAAAGAGCCACACTTTATATCATCAACCGTGAAAATGTCGACTGGCTTGTAAACAAAAGTGGAATACCTTTTGACTTCGACATGGTTGTGGTTGATGAGTTATCTTCCTTTAAGTCCTATGGAGCAAAGCGGTTTAAAAGCCTTCTAAAAGTAAGGCCAACAGTGAAAAGAATCGTAGGTTTGACGGGTACACCTTCAAGTAATGGACTTATGGACCTATGGGCACAGTTTCGTATTCTTGATTTAGGACAAAGGCTTGGTAGGTACATAACCCATTACCGAAGTGCCTACTTTGTGCCAGATAAGCGTAATGCTGAAATCATCTTTTCATATAAACCCCAACCAGGAGCTGAAGAAAAGATCTATAGCCAAATATCGGATATTACAATTTCCATGAAATCTTCAGATTATCTTAAAATGCCAGAATGCATCATAAACGAAGTGCCTGTTTATCTGAACGAAAAGGAATGGAGCATTTATTCTAAATTCCGAGATGAGATGGTAGCAAGTTTAGGTGAAGAGGAAATTGATGCAGCAAATGCAGCAGTACTTTCTGGTAAACTCCTGCAGATGGCCAACGGTGCAGTATATGATGAGAATAACAAGGCGCATCCCATTCACGATAGAAAACTGGATGCCCTGGAGGACCTTATAGAAGGAGCAAACGGAAAACCGGTGCTTGTTGCCTATTGGTACAAGCATGATTTGGAACGTATTCAGGAGAGATTTTCTGCAAGGCAGATAAAGGCACCTAAAGATATTGAAGATTGGAATAGTGGAAATATTCCTGTAGCAGTTATCCATCCAGCGAGTGCAGGACATGGACTTAACCTTCAAAGCGGTGGTTCCACACTTATATGGTTTGGACTAACTTGGTCCTTGGAGCTCTATCAACAAACCAATGCTCGTCTTTATAGGCAAGGTCAAAATGAGACGGTTGTAATCCATCACATCATTACCAAAGGCACCATAGATGAAGATGTTATGACAACACTTACAAGAAAAGAAAAATCACAGGCATCTTTGATTGATGCTGTAAAAGCAAAATTGGAGGTGAAGCGATGATTGATCCATACGAGCAACTTGCCAATGCCATTGTCTTACAAGCCGTCAAGGACTACAGGGATGCGCTAAAGAAGCTGATGAAGCGTCCACGCTATGAACCGGCGAAATATACAAAAGCTGAGGTGGAGAGGTTCTTCCACTCTGATTGGTATAGAGAACTTACCTCTGTTGATGGAGACTACGTGCTTAAAAAAATACGATCGGAGGTAAGAGAAACATGAAAGTAAAAGAGTATTTACACCAGGCGTATAGGCTTGATAAAAGAATCCAATCTCACATTGAAGAGATGGAGTGTCTAAAAGAAATGGCCACCAGCGTATCATCACCAAGGTGGGATGAGAAGGTCCAGACTTCAAGAAATTCTGAGGGCAATTTTGTTAGGTGTTTAGAACGGATCATGGATTTGGAAAGAAGGATAAATGCGGAAATCGATAACCTTGTAGCGCTCAAAGAACAGATACGATGCGTTATTAACCAGGTTGCAGACACGGATGAGCGCATGGTACTTCGTTATCGATACGTCCACAACCTAACCTGGGAACAAATCGGGGATGAACTTAATGCCGATAGAACAACGGTTTATAGGTGGCATAATGCAGCCATTAATCATGTGACTCTTCCTGAAGACCCCATCAAAGTATAATTCGCACAGCTTGCAACACTTTGCAACAAGATACCACTATTGCATTTGTGTTATTGTATAATCAGGAGAATAGAATGAATCACGAGCCTTCATGGGAACACCCCACGAGGGCTTTTCTTATGCCCAAAAGGAGGTGAACCCATGCCATATAAACCTAAGCGTCCTTGTGCTTACCCAGGCTGCGGTCGGCTTGCAGACAGCGAGCAATACTGTGCCGAGCACAAGAAGGTGGTAACAAAACGCTACAACCAGTACCAACGAGATCCTGCGTCCAACAAGCGCTACGGTAGGTCCTGGAAGCGTATCAGGGACCGCTACATCAAGACCCATCCTCTTTGCGAGGAGTGTGATAAGAACGGACGAATTGTAGCTGCTGAAGAAGTCCATCACATCCTGCCTCTCTCCAAAGGCGGTGGCAATGAAACGAGTAACCTGATGGCTCTTTGTAAGTCCTGTCACTCAAAGATTACCGCTGAGAGTGGTGACCGGTGGGGGAGGTAAAATCTCTACAACTTTTCAATTCGGACAGCGGGCTGGGGTGTCGTGTTAAAAAACGCAGATTCAAACGGGGGTATAGCCCCCACTTTGTAAAGGAGGTGTGATCATTGGCAAAAGACGGTACGAACAGAGGTGGCGCTCGAGTTGGTGCAGGGGCAAAAAAGAAACCTCTGGCTGACAAAATAGCCGAAGGAAATCTCGGTGGCAGGAAGCTAACGGTGATGGAGTTTTCCGATACGGCAGATCTTGAGGGACAAGAAATGCCTGAACCAAATAAGATGCTTGAAGCCATTCAAAAAGACGGTAAGGCCCTGGTGGCAGGTGAAATCTACAAAGCCACATGGCAGTGGCTAGATAAGCGTGGATGCGCTGCTCTGGTTTCTCCGCAGCTCCTTGAAAGGTATGCCATGAGTGTTGCTCGTTGGATTCAGTGTGAAGAAGCCATCACTGAATATGGTTTTCTTGCGAAACACCCCACTACTGGAAACGCCATTCAAAGTCCTTATGTATCCATGGGCCAGAACTACATGAACCAGACCAATCGTCTATGGTTTGAAATATTCCAGATCGTAAAAGAAAACTGTACTGGCGATTACAAAGGAGCAAATCCGCAGGATGATGTGATGGAGAGATTGCTTTCTGCTCGAAGGGGAAAATAATATAGATTGGAGATAATGATATGAGTAAAAACTACAGAACCGCAGAAAGTGTCTGCAAGGGACATCCTGATAAGCTTTCTGATTTAATCGCTGACAGCATTTTGGATGCTTGCCTTCGCAGAGACAAAGCTTCAAGGGTGGCATGTGAAGTCATGGCTACTAAAGGAAAAATCATCGTAGCGGGCGAGATCACCTGCAGCGAAAAAATTAACATCCGACTTATCGTAAAAAATGTACTTCGTGAGGTGGGATATAACCCATGGAAATTTACAGTATTTGTGTTTGTACATCATCAAAGTGTAGATATTGCTGCTGGTGTAGATACAGCACTTGAAGCAAGAAATGGAATTATTGATCCATACGGTTCCATCGGTGCTGGTGATCAAGGCACTGTATATGGATATGCCACTAACGAAACCCGTGAACTCCTACCACTGCCTTTACTTCTATCTCATAGAATCGTAAAGCGTATTGATGAATGTCGCAAGGGAAAAATCATCAAGGGTATCCTCCCCGATGGCAAAGCACAGGTTACTGTTGAGTATGATGGGGATAAACCTATCCGCGTTAAAACTGTGGTAGTTTCTGTTCAGCACCACGAAGATAAAACCCAAAAGCAGCTAGAATCAGATATCTTAAACAACGTGCTCTGGCAGTGCTTCGAGGATTTCCCCTTAGATGATGAAACCGAAATTCTCATCAATCCTTCAGGCAGATTTGTTGAGGGTGGTCCTGCTGCTGACACAGGGCTAACTGGCAGAAAAATTATGGTTGATACCTATGGTGGTCTAGCTTCCCATGGCGGCGGCGCACTCTGCGGAAAGGACCCGACAAAGGTTGACCGAAGCGGTGCCTATATGGCCAGGTACATTGCTAAGAATATTGTTTGGAGCGGGCTTGCTGATAAATGCGAGGTCGCTATTTCTTATGCCATCGGAAAAGCAAATCCAGTAGCGGTTAATGTGACATCCTTTGCCACAGGGAAAATCAGTGATGAGGATTTAAGTGAACTGGTAAAAGAGATCTTTAACTTGAAACCAGCTGCTATCATTGAAAAGCTGCGCCTAAGAAATGCAATCTACTCCGATACAGCAACCTACGGCCACTTCAACTCATCACTCTTCCCGTGGGAGAACGTGGATTTCAATTTGAATTTAAGAAAGGTGGCGGAAAGATATGAAGATTGAAAAACTGAAAACTAAGCTCTTACTTCCCGCTGACTATAATCCACGTAAGGATTTAAAACCCGGGGATGCAGAATACGATAAACTTAAACGCTCCATTGAGCAGTTTGGATATGTAGAACCAGTTATCTGGAACAAGACCACTGGTAGAGTTGTAGGTGGCCACCAGAGATTGAAAGTGCTCCTGGATTTAGGAATGAGCGAAGTTGAGTGTGTAGTCATCGAGATGGATGAAGATAAAGAAAAGGCCCTCAACATTGCCCTAAATAAAATCAGCGGCGACTGGGATAAGGATAAGCTTGCCCTGCTTATTGCAGATCTGCAGGGTGCGGATTTTGATGTCTCTCTTACAGGTTTTGATCCCTCTGAACTGGATGACTTGTTTAAGGATTCCTTGAAGGAAGGCATTCACGATGATGAATTT